TCTCACAATAAAGGATATTGGAGCGGAGAAAAATATAGATTTGGAATTTTGTTTTTTGACTTAAAGGGTAATCCATTCTATGTAAAATATATAAAAGGAGACCCAACAACTTTTGACTATACTTTTGATACTATTCCTGATAAAGGAGGATTAATGATAAAAGACTATTACCGTCCAAGTGGAGGAGCTTTAATACAAGATTCTTATTCTTTAAATCCATCAGCTATAAAAATAAGTGGATTAGATATACCTGAATCAGTAATGAATCAAGTTAGTGGGTTTAGTATCGTAAGAGCAGAACGCGATCCTATTGCAATTACGCAAGGATTATTGATGCAAAGTGTATATAGTAATTTGCTTGGTTTTAATTCTGTTATGCCATTAGGTATATGTAGAACAGATTATAGTATTTTACCTATGTATCAAGTTGGAGATGGATATTATATTTACTCTGTATTATCGCCTGATATACAAACTGGATATTCTTTTCCTTCTGCGGTTAAAATTGGAGATAATTTAAAAGAAGCTTGTTGGTTAGACGGAACTCAATTAAAAACAGATACTCAAAAAAGAGTAATGTTTACTAAATTATTTAATATGCCTGTCGGAAGCTTTGGTACAGGAAAAGATGCTAGTTCTCCAAGAACTTTGCCGCTTAAATCAATGAATGGAAATGCTGTTTATAATTTTGATGAGAATAATGGAGCTGGAGGTTTTTTAGGAACAAGTGTTGATTATAGAAATAGATATTCTAACGTAAACGAATTTCAAGTAACACTTAATTATGATTCTATTTGTGGCGTAACACCTTTTGACCCAGGTTATGATATTTTATCTGTTGGGTGTAAAAAGCAAATAATCAAATCACAGTTTAATCACTTTGATGCTTTAACAGATTATAACGCTACCGCTAATACGTCTAACTATAACAAGATGTTAGCTAACTTTATAACAGATACAGACCCTTCTAATCTTTATGGAGGAGTAAATGAAGCCGCTATTGCTAATACACTGTATATGTCTTGTGGTCACTTTCAACCTATTAATACACAAGTTAAAGCAGATACTTTAAATGGTACGTTTGCTTCAGGAATTTACGCAGGAGAGAATAAATATACTTTTAATGATATAGAGGTGTTCGGCGGAGATTGCTTTACAAATCTTATTGATTTAGGATATGGATTATGGGATGAATCATTTGAAACTAGCGACAATGCTATGTCTTATGCTTTATGGTTTCCATGCGAAGGTAATGTAAATTATAATTTAAGAAGAGGGCAAAAGGTATCGAATAAGAATATGTTTCCTTCTTCGGGAGCTACAGGCATAGGATGGTTTGATTCATCTTTATCTCCTACAACACAATTAGAATCTTATAGTTATAACAAAGCATATACTACAGATGGTAATTTTATTAAATATCCGTCACTACCACTTAATTATAAATTTTCAGGAAACTTTGATTACAGAATAAGATGGAGTCAATACAAAAATCCTGGAGAGTTAATAGATTCATTCCGTGTATTTAGAATACCTGATTACAGAGATGTAGATGGACAGCGCGGACAAATCAATAATCTTAAAGCTAGAGATTCTAAGTTATTCTATTGGCAAGACCACTCAGTAGGCTACACTCCAATATTAGAACGTCAATTAGTTGGAGGAAGTGCTTTAGGAGATGCTACTGCATTAGGTGTAACAGGAGTTATTGATAGATATGATGATATAGATACTAACTTTGGAAATCAACACCAACATGGACTAACTGAAACAGAATACGGTTTCGCTTGGTTTGATATGCGTAGAAGAGCATTTATGGTAATGGGTATTGGAAGTAAGCCTGAAGAAATGTCTATGGTTAAAGGATTGCAAGTATTCTTTAATAATGAGTTTAACGAAGGTAATGTATTCTATCCTAACAGTTATTCTGCAATATACAATACTAATAACTTAGGGATACCTGAAGTTCCATTACAAGGATATGGTATAGTTGGAGTATATGACCCTACATTTAAAATGACTTATTTAACTTTTAAATACGCTAAAAGGGATTTTATAGGAGAAAGTAATGAGTCATTTGTGAATAGAGATTTTACATTAGGATATAATCATATCTTAAATGCTTTTGTAGCTTTTACAGATTGTACTCCTGCGATATGGCATAATCATAATGACTTGGTATTAACAGCTAATAATCCCAAGAATACTAAGGCTTACAACTCTGATATGCCTCCTACAACATTTGTAATTGGAGATACTGTTAAAGTTGATAACGTAGAATATATTTGTGTTAGCGAAGTTTATATACCTTCTTATCCGCCAGCAGCTACAAAAGACCCTGAGTATGCAGGAAGTATTTATTGGTTAGCTATTAATAAGACTAATCAGATTTACTTACAAAACTTTGGAGCTGACTTATGTAAGTTCTATGGTAAGGTATGGACACATGAATTATCAATAGTAGTAAATGCTAAGAGTGATATGGCTGTTTCGGCGCAAAACATTCAATTTAAAACTATTGGCCCTAATTGGACTGACTTAGTAGCTACTACTGATGACCAAACAGCAAGTGATATAAATATACCAACTACTAGCAGAAATTACAGATGGATAGATAAAGCTTGGTTTTCAAGCCTACCATTACCTAGTAACGGAAGGTTAACAGATTATTATGTGAAATTAAACTTCTCTTATAAGAATTATGTAACTAATCCAACTGTAGCTAAAAACATACAAAAGGTATCGCAGTGGTTAAAGACTTTTTTCGTGAGTAGAAGATAAATAACTCAAAGTTGAATTATTTTGTAACCTTTTGTGTTTTTATTACGTTAAAGTGGTATGAAGATAGTTTTCAAAAATGGACAAGTTTTAGATATTACTAAGAGCCATGCTGATAAAATAAACAATATGATAAAGTATAATTGTAAAAATGGATTCATTAGTATTTCGGACGATAAGGGTATTGAAATGATAATAAGCATACATGAAATATGTTATATATCAAGAGTTAAATCAAAAGGTTATAGATAAATTATGAAAAAAAGAAACGATATAATTGATTCCACAATGTCTTTTTCTGTAAAAAAAGAAAAGAGAGATATAGGTTACGTTTTATGCTATGATTTAAAAACACTTCCTGTTGATATGACTCATAAGGATATGAAGAAATTAGCAGAGGACAAGCATATTATAGCCTACGATTCAAGTAAAGGGCATAGACCGATAATTACTTTTTTGGGAGGAACTACGAATGAATATTTAAAATACTGTAAAATAATAAACATTATATCTTATAAATCTAAATGTAATGTTTGTGGAAAAGCAAATAGAAGAATTAGTAGTGGATTTTATATGAATGAAAGGTGTGAAATATGTAACAATAAAGATTTTACTTACGAATAATTAAAATAAACAACATGAAATATACTTTTGAAAACTCAGAAAAATGCGATAGATGTGGAGATACTACATCTGAAAAATGCGGATTAACATTCGGCAGAAGAAAATACATTTTGTTTAAGATGTAAAGATATTAGATTATCAGAAATTAACTCAGGTAGAGTATCAGAATTTTCTTATGAAGTTCACTTTGGAACTATAAAATGTGATAATTGTGGAATTATATCAAATTGTAAATTAGGAAAAGATATGAATACGTGTATTGATTGCTCTTTTAAATAATTAAATTATTTTGTAACCTTTTATGAATAACTACCGTACAAGTACTTTATAAACCAATTAATATTAGAAATTATGGAAGCTATTAAATCTCGTAGAACAAACATTTTTGTTTTATTATTATCAGTAGGGTTTTTATTTTTGGCTAGATGTGCTTTTGCACAATCTATGGAAATAGAAAGATATTCTAGTTATAATTCTTACTACAAGAAAAGTATAATTACAAAATATCCTTCTTATAATTTAGAGTTTGTTGACGGAAAAGATACTACTTATTTTTCAGTTTTCTCTGACAGTATCCGCGCAGGTCATTACGGAATTAGATTGTATGCTTATTTCTCTAAGACTACAGATTTAAACAACTCTATTATAAAAATAGGATTTGAGGATGGTAGTGAAGATTATATTGCTGCATTTGAAATAGATCATAAGTTGAGTTATGTTGAATATGCTATTCCTCAAAACGTGTTTAATAAATTATTTAGATTTAAAGTTGTTTCAGTTCAGTTTAATTACAGAGATAAGATTAATAAAATAGAAGATTCTTTATATTTCTTTGCTTTTTTAAGTCGAGCAGCTCGTTAGAAGTATTATTAAAATATGTATTTTTGTTTGTATAAAACATAAATACCATGCCTGAAGATAAAGGAAAAAGTGTTAAAGCACCTAAAAGTAAATCTAATGATGATTTTGCTCCTCAATTAGTTAAAAGCAAATCTGAAATACCAAAAAACGCTGTACTTAAAATTGATTCTGACGGCGGAGAGTATTGGGAAGTTGAGACTAAGCATGAAGAGACTAAGAAAAAGATGTATCCGCCTTCTAGCGGAAAAAAAAGAACAGGGACTCCAAGAAAAAAAGACCCTGAAAAGTCTTCTACATTTGGGTCAACTATACAACGATATAAATTACCGCCTCCAGAAGTAACACCTCCTAAGCAAACAGGTTTGTATGGAGGTATTAGTACTTATGAAAAAATAGACCCTGCTGCTCAATGGGGAGCTGATTATGGAATAACAACATTTACATTTCCTGATGAGTATGGAAGATATACTAATACATCAAGAACTACAAATATTGATAAAGAGGGTAGAGAAATTGCTTATGATTTAGCTAATCCATTAAATAGTTTTAAAGACGGAAAATTCACTCCAACTTATACAGGCAGAACTATTGATGATGTAAGAAACGAATGGTCTCTCGTGGGCATGTCTAAGCCAACGGATTATAGTGGAAATAAAGCTAACCCTGATTATAAAGGAAGTTTAATGATGCCTGGAACTAAAGCTACAAGAGTAGCTGGTGGTGGCGGTGGAGAGTTTAATCAAAGAAATATCGCAAATGTTCCGAATGCTTTAGATAAAGTTCCAATAGGATATATTGAACAAAAATACGATACTCAAGGAAATCCTATTGTTACTCCAAATGTAGGAGTTCAAATGGATACAAAAAATATAACTCCTTTAAGAAAAGGAGAAATGGAAGTAGGTAGAATGTACAATATAGAGAATCCTATTGAGATTAAAGGTAAGTTTGCTAAAGGTGGTGTTGTAAGTAAGATTAAAGGATATACATTAGGTGGTAACACAGGATATGGCATATTAGGATTAGATACTGGCGTAGTTGGACAAAACGACCCTTATGCAGCTCAAAAAGCTAAAGATAAACAAGATGAAATAGATGCTGCTAAAAAGAAAGCTAATCAACAAAAAGCTAGAAATGTAGCCAATGAAATAGGAGAGGGAATGGGAGGTATAGGTTCAGCTTATTACAATTCACAACCTACTCAAAACAAAAGTGAAGCTACAAGAAGTGCAGGATTAGCAGCAGTATCTCAAATGGGTTCAATAGGAGGAGTGATAGGTGGAGTAGCTGCCATAGGAGACCAAATAGGTAAACCCATCAAAGCAAAAAGTGAGAAATTAGACGCTAGTGGTAATTTAGTAAATCCAGGAAAATCTAAACAAAACGCTATAGGAGGCGCTTTATTTAGCCCTACAAAAGCGTTAGCGTATAGAAACGAATCAGGAAACTGGGGAGATATTAAAGGAGACCAATATAATGCTTTTATTGAAAGCAAAGCTAAGGCTCAGTTAGCTGAAGTAAATGCTGCTAACGTTGCATCTAAACAACAACAAGCTATAGCAGCTAGAAATAACCAAGAAGAGAATCCTACAATAACTAATCCTTATAATTTATCAGGAGTTACATTTGACGAGAATCAAAATATGATTTTAGCGGATGGACAACAGTTTGATAAGAACCGTCCTATGATGAATAAAGGAGGTATAGTTGGTAAGATTAAAAATATGTATGCTGACGGCGGAGATATTAAAGGTAAAGGAACTGCTAAATCAGACAGTATAATGGCTGAAGTAAAAGAAGGTTCGTTTGTAGTGCCTGCCGAGAATGCAGAATTAGCAAAAGGTATTCGTAAACTATATTTAAAAGCTCCTAATAAAAAAGCTAATCTTAAACAAGAAGAAGGTGAAGCAGTAAAACTATCTAATGGAGAGCATTTATTTACTCCTGAAGAGAATGAATACTTAGAATCTATTGGTATTGATTTAGAAGATTTAGCTCCTAACTCAGAAAATAATAGTGAAGAAATGAAAATGGGCGGTATGCTAAAAAGAGCAGATGGTTCTTATTCTAAAAGAGGTTTATGGGATAACATTAGAGATGCTGCTGGTAGTAATAAAGCTCCAACTGCGGAAATGTTAAAACAAGAAAAAAAGATTAAAGCCGAATACGCTAAAGGCGGATATGTAGTTCAAAGGTCAGGTGATAGAGAAGGTAAAACTCATAAAGTAACAGGTCCTGATGGAACTGTAAAATACTTTGGAGACCCTAACTTAGGACAACATCCTAAAGACATTGAAAGAAAAAAAGCTTTCTACGCAAGACATAAAGATAACTTAGATAACAATCCTCATTTCAGAGCTTACGCAAGAACAACATGGGCAGAAGGAGGTGAGATTATGGCTCCTAAGATGAAAGGATATGCCGCAGGTGGAGACATTGATGAAGTTGACCCAATAAAAGAATTAGCTAGATTAAATAAAGAAAAAGAAGATGCTGAAAAATCAGCTAAGGCTGAGTCTGATGCTGAAAAATCAGCAAGAGATAAAAAGATAGCTGACTTTAAAGCTAAAGTAGAATCTTATGATAGAAAAGCTGATAGAAAGAACAAAGCTTCTGAATGGGATAAAAAACGTAATGACTCTAAAACTAAATTAGATGCTTTAAATAAATCTTATGAAGAGGCTTCTAAAGAATTTAAAGCAGCTAACACTCCAACTGCTGAACAAAAAGCTAAAGGAATAAAAGCAGGAACTTTAACTGATACTCAAAGAAAGTATCAAGAAAATTTATTAAAGAAAATACAAGAAGCTAAATCAGAATTTGATAATGCTGAAAGAACTTATAATTACGTTAAGGACGATAATAATTATGATGCTAGTGGTAATATTAAGGTTAAGCCTAAAACAGCTACAGTAGCTCCTAAAACGGAAACTAAGCCAACTGTAGTTACTCAAAATGTACCTACTACTAAACCATCTTTAAAAGCACCTAAAGTAAAAGCTTCTAAAGTAACAGTAGATAATTTACCTACTAAAGATTTATCTTTACAAGGATTAAAACAAGATGCTGAATTAAAGACTGCTAATCAAGCTGCTATGCAAGAGGCTTCTATCGCTAATGCACCAACAAGACAAGCTGTTATAAACGATGCTAATATAACAAGTAATGAAAATTATTTAGCGTCAAAACCTAAATCTAAAAACGCTTGGGCGGATAAATTAAGTAACATAGACCCAACTGCATTCGTAGGAATAGGACAATCTGCATTAGGATTGAATATGCTAGGTAAAGAGAAGCGTCCTATTGATAAAGCTGTAATAGACCCAACTTATAATGCTGCTGTTAACCGCGCTCAACAAGATGCTTTATTCGGATTAACTCCTGAGCAAAGATTCATGGCAGAGCAAGATATACAAGGAGGATTAAACGATGCTAAAATGGCTGGTTTAAATGCTAGTGGTGTACAATCATTTAATCTTAACAGAGCTGCTATTAACGATGCTTGGAAGAATAAATTAGGCTTAAAACAAGCTGACTCTGAGATGAGAATGAATAAGCAAAAATATGCTGATGTAATGGCTGCTGATAGAGCAACTATATTAGCAGCTAATAGAAGACAAGCTTATAACGATGCTATGAATACCTTTCAGCAAAAACAACAAGCAGGAAGTGAATTAATAGGCGCAGGATTAGCTAATACTATTGGAGCGTATAGATTTAGACAAGACCAACAAGCTAGATTAAAAGCAGACGAGGCTAGAGGATATAGTTTAAATAATTATAACCCTACAACGTAACCTTTTAAAATAACTTACGTTAAACAAGTATTAATAATGATGATTAAAATAATCAACGAATGAATTAAAAGTAGGAGTAGAAATATTCCTATTTTTTGTTTATAATGAGTTATAAAATTTTATATCTTTAACAACAAATATTTTACACATGGAAATTGGAATAGCTACTGGACTCGCTCAGTCAATGGATTATAATAATCGCATCGCTGATGCCAGATTTCAAGATCAACAAATGAAACGCGCTCAAGCTGAGAATACGGCTGAGTTAAAGGCATTTGAGGATGACTTAGATTACATGAATGCTGCCAACTCTTATGACTATAATTTAATTAAAGGAGAGGCGGATAAAACCATTCGTGAGATAGGAACTATTATTAGAGATAATCCTGACTTTAGATATAATCCTAATGTAAGAAGACAAATTAATGAGAAGAAGAAATACCTTAAATCTAATCAAAACGTTATTAGGGGAATGGCATCAGATGAGTCTTTTAAAAGATTAAATGATGATTTAGCTAAAGTAGCTAAGAACCCTAATATGTATGATGCAGGGGCTTACCAAGAGTTACTAGCTAAGAAACAAAACTATCTAAAGTATGGACATCAAGACGGACAAGAGGCGGCTGCTACTTTTGGTCCACAAGCATTCGTTTATGATAAACCTGAAGACTTTGTTCCTTTAAATGAAGAGGCTCTTAAAACGGCTGGATTGATTAAAGCAAGAAAATATAAAACACAAGGCAATGGCGGATATGAAGAGCTAGTTGATGAGGATGCTTTGACTCCTGCGGCTATGGACTTTTACAATAGACATAAACGTCAAATACAAGTTACATATAATCCTAAAACAGACGAAGAAGGAATTGCTTACGCAAAAGAATTGATACGTCCAGGAATTGACTTAAAACGTAAGTTTGGTGAACCTCACTATAACGATGCTTTAGCAGTTAAGAAATGGGAATATGCTCAACAAGGACAAGGACAAAATAAAAATATTGACGCTTATAGGGATGCTGTTGTTAGTAAGAGATACAATAAATTACCTACAGAATCAGTAACCGCTATGCTAGGATTAACTCCTGAAGCTAAGATTTACGATGCTGATGGTGGATTTAAAGGAACGTCTAAAGGACAGAAATTTATTCCTAGTGGAGATTTCGGACAAGCTAATACAGTAGAAAGAAAGTCAAATGGCAAGTGGGGGTTAAAATCTAATAATACTATTGGAGTAGCGCACGGTTATATAGAAATGACTGAAACGGATTATGATAATGCTGGTTATGATAATGACCCTAAAATGAGAGATAAGGTTGTAGTAAAAGAAATAACTACCCCTAAAGGTAAAAAAGAAAATGTTTATTGGATACCAGCTCAAGTTGAGTTTGATCCTAATGATGAAGCTAAACGATTTAAGTTTAATAATTATGTTGGCATGACTAATAAACAAATTACAGAATTAAATCCTCTTCAACAAGCTAGTCAGCAACAAATATTTCAAGATGAAGTAGGAAATTTATTTATTCAAGACGCAAACGGTAACGCAATACCTTATACTAAATAATATGGATATTAAACCAGTAGGACAACTTAAACCTGTTAATAATGGAGTTAAGCCAGTAGGCCAATTAAAACCAGTTAAATCTAATTTAAGTCCAATAGGACAATTACAAGCAGGTGACGCTAATACGATATTACCAACATACACAACTCCTCAAGATTTAGCTGTAGATAGTTCTATTGAATTATTAAAACAAAAAGGTGGACGTAATGGTTCTACTGTATTAGATTCTGAATGGGATGTGCTTAAAGATGTATTAAAAGATACAAGAGCTACTAAAGAACAAAGAGAGAAGGCTATATTAACTATCCAAGGTTATGATGCAAAACATGATGATAATAATACTATGTATTATAATAAACTTGAGGATAATGGAGTTTATGTTCCTACAGCATTAGCTTATGGAGAGAAACCGCCAAAAGGTTATAAGGTAGCAAGTATATGGGGTAATCAGAAAGAAGCAGAGGATGATAGTTGGTACACTGACTTAGGTAAGAGTTTAGGTAATGGAGTAATGGGAGCTGTGCAAGGAGTGGTTGATTTAGCTCAAGTAGGAACTACGTTAGTAACAGGAGAAGAAAGTAGTTACTTAAATAAATTAGGTAATACAGCCGAAGCATTAAAGTTTAAGAAAGATAGTGATTTAGAAACTCCAATATTAAATACAGAAGGAATTACTCAATGGAGTGATATTTTAGACAAAGATAGATTTGATTTAAGTCCTAAAGCTTTATGGGGAACTTTAAACATGGCGGCTGAATCGCTAACAGAATTTGGATTAGGAACAAGAGGAGCTACCGCTATATTAAAGAATAGTCCTAAAGCAGCGATATTTGTTGGTTCATTTATGAGTCAATTAGGAGATAACCTAGATAATGCTGAAGAGGCAGGATTAAAAGGTAGAGATAAGGCGGCGGTTGCATCAGCTATAACAGCTCCAATGGCAGCGTTAGATTCATTTTTTGGACTTGATGGTAAGTTAATGTCTCAAGTATTTCAGAATGAAAAAAGAGAATTACTTAAAACTGTAATTAAAGAAGTAGAGAAAGATGCTATTGGAAATATAACAGAGAATGGATTTAAGCAATTAACTAAACAAATGACTGTTGGTTATAGTGAACTTGCTAAAAGAGGAGTTAAAGGTATTGTAAAAGATGTATTAGGAGAAGGTGGACAAGAGGCAGCTCAAGATTTTACTCAGAAGGCAGGTGAACAATTATGGGATAAATTAACTCCTGATGAGAGAGGACAATTTGGAACAGATGCTTTTGATGCTAAATCATTTGGAGATTATATTAATAGTTTTGCAACAGGATTAGTGTCTGGTGCGCCGATGGCTTTAGGTACTCAGATATTAAGAAGCAAACATGATGAGCAATCTATTAATGCTTATGAGAGAGTTAAACAAGGTGCGGAAGCAGTAAAAGCTTTAAAGGTTGATTTAGATAATGCTCTTAAAAATAATGACATTAATCAGCCTGAATACGAGCAAGCTATGTTTAAAATAGATGCTTACAGCAAGTATAATGAAGAGACTAAAGGTGTTAATTTAAAACCTGAAAATGAAAAGAAGGCATTTGAATTATCATTCCAAATACAAGGGCTTAAAACTGAAATACCAACTAATGAGAATGAAATCTCTAAGCTTGATCCAATTGCTAGGGCTAAAGTTGAGAGTAAACAGAAACAAGCTAAAGAACTTCAATCTGAATTAAATGATATTATCCGCCAAGGAGAAATCAAAGGCGAGCCTGTTATTCCTAAGAAAGAAGAAGAGCGTATTCAAAAGGAAAAAGAGAAGGAGATTAAGGTAGAGGAAACTAACTCAAAGTTGAGTCAAGAAAAGGAAGTTGAAAAAGCTAAAACAAGACAACCTGATATTGAAGGTTTAGGTAAAGAAAAAGTAATTACATATCCTAAACTTGAAAATAAACCTTATTGGAAAGACGACAAAAGAACTTATGAAGAAATAGATACAGAAGAATTTAATAACCCTTCTACTGATGCGCGGACTATTCATAGAGTTATTCGTAAAGAAGCTTATAATAAACCTAACAGAAAACTATTCGGAAACTTAACTAAGAGATTATATTCTTACGTTAATGATGAAGGGGATAGAATGAAGGGTGATGTTATAGAAGTTACTATGGAAGATGGTAAAAAGATTCGTGTAGCATCTTCTAAACAAGAATTTAAAGATGAAAATGATAAGACTGTAAGATGGGATGATATTTTTAGAAGACACTTTAGAAGCGAAAGAACACAAGGTAATGAAGAAGGATTACCTGTAGGTATCCGCGCAGTTGATTTAAACAATCCTTTGAATGAAGATAAAGGACCTGATTATAAACCTGGCAAAATAGCTTTAAAAGTATTTGATGCTAGAACAGGTAAGTTTTTATCTTGGGCTAAAGAAACTAAATTAGGTAGTGCGGATTCTCAAGATAAAGCAGGTAATGAATTATATACAGCAGAGCAAAAGGATTTACTTAAAACCTTAGAGCAACAGATGTATAACGAAAATCCTGAAGGTGGTGATGTTATAGAAAGACTTACTAAACCAAAACCTAAACCAACTCCTACAGAGAAAGCTAAAGTAGCTACTGATAAAATAGTAGAAGAAGGTAAAGCTAAAGTTGCAGAACAAAAAGCATCAGTACCATTAACTATTACAAAAGCAGTAAAGCAACAATTATATGACTTAGGGTATAGTAAGGTTAATGTAGATAACATGAAGCCTGAAAGAGTATTAGATATTATTAATAAACAAGAAACAAACAAGAAAGAAGATGGAAAACAAGAAAGTGCCGTTAACGGAAAGGAACCTATCGGAGCAGGAGATGAAAAAGCTAGTGGAGAGGATAAAGGAATTGTCAAAGAAACTAAGCTTAAAGGAAGCAAGTCAAGAATCCAAAGAAAAGTAAAAGAGCCTAATAGAGTAAAGGCTTCTAAAATAGAGGTGTCAACTCCTTATGATTTAGTTATGCAACACTTCATAGGCGGCGGATATATTGATAGTGATTCACTTAAATCATTCTTTAAAGGTAAAGAGTCTGAGAGATTTGCTAGACAAAACTTAACTCTAAAACTTGATAAATATAATCCTAGATATGCTCCTAATATGAATGACTTAGCTCATTCGTTATGGGAAGATAATCAAGATAAGTTTCCTCAATATAATACAGGAGATTACTTTAATGCTTTAGAAGAAGTCTTACTTGAGAATACATCTCCTATTCAAATGGCTAAAGACTTGATAAAGAAAACAAGTGCTGAGTCTATTAACAGACAAGAAGAGTTGTTAGCAGGTGTTTACGAAGATAAAGATGTTAATCCTGAAGTTGCAGATAAAGTAATTGATTACTTAGAAGGTAAAACTGATGAAGAATTAAAAAATGAAAAGTGGGAAGATGCTACTGATATTGTTATTGATGAATCAGAAAACGAGCCATTCCAAAAAGTATCAAGCCGTAAGGGTGATATTTCTAAGGTGATAGATGCTATTAAAAAAGCATTACCTAAAGTAAATGTAGTTGAAAAAGATTTAGATGGTAAGGCTGGAAGATGGAATCCTAAAGAAAATACCATTGAAATTAATCCTAATTACGCAGGATTAGATACTCCTATCCACGAAGCCGCCCATGTATTTATTGATGCAATAGGCTATGATAATAAAATTATTCAAGCGGCTATTAAGCAACTTAAAACTACTCCATTATACGAAGAAACTAAAAATCTTTACGGCGGATTAGATGAGCGTGGATTAGACATGGAAGTGTTAGCCGAAGCAATAGGACGAGAAGGTGCTGATATATTCGATAAAGTAGAAGATAGAAGTAAATTTAAAGCTTACTTAGACTACATATTTGACTGGTTAAAGCAGAAGTTAGGTTTAGATAAGAACGTAGCTAAGAGCCTTGCTAAACAGATAATAGGAGGTGTTAAAACTTCTAAGTTAGAAGCTGTAAAAGGAGAAGTAGCTAAAGACCAAAAAGTGAAAGAAAAGAAAAAACCATTTGCGGACCAAGCATTAAAGTATAATCAATATGCAACAGCAGAAGGTTTTGATGCTCAGAAAGAATTTGATAAATACGAGCAAGCTACTGTAGAATTAAGAGAGGTAAAAGAAGATGAGAAATTAGCTACAATAGCCGCCGATGAAGCTGTTACAGATGAAGAAATTAAGTCTGCCGATGCTGAGTTAGAAAAACAAAGAGCCTTATTAAAAGAAGCTAGTAAAGAGTTTGCCATTAAAGCTAAAAGATACTTAGGGTACTTAAAATATAAAAAAGACTTTAGAGCAGTACAAGCTATCCTAAAAGATAAAGACTTAGATGAATATACTGAAAATGAGTTAAACGATTTAATTACTAAGTTATTTGCATTTAATGATAGAGCAGCTAAAGCAGTAAAAGAGAGAGCTTATCTAAGACTTGGACACCTAGTCACTGTTAAGCAAAACGAGATACATAAAGATAAAGAAGGATTCATAGAGGCATTAGGCAAAACAAGTGATATTAGTCCACTACAAAGTAAGATATTACATTATTCTCAATTTTCTGAAAAGAACGCGGATATGCAAGCCTTAGCATTAGCAAATGGAAAGGCTATTATTGATAAAATAACTGAAGCTAATTCATTAAAAGATACTCATGCTAAACTTGGATTAAAAGTAATTCAAGAAGAGAATAAGAGATTAGGTATTACAGGTAAAGCCGCCAATAGATTTAGTTCTGATTCAAGTAAATACTTTGAGTGGATGATAGATGATAATGGTAATTACTTAACAATAGATGAAGCAAAAGCTAAAGGATTGTCTAAAGCTAAACTTGACTACTTAGACTTCCATAGAGAAACAGTTGCAGGATATAGAGAATCTATGTCTGCAAATGACTATGAGAATGTTAAAATGGGTGCCATTAGAGTAGATAAGAACTTTAGAGAGGCTTATAAATCAGAAGGTTTAATTCCTGCTTTTAGTTATTACTTAGGTGGAGGAGCAACTAACTTAGGTAGAGTTAGAATCCTACATAATGGCAAAGTAATGTCTTATTCTGAAATAGAAAAAGAGATTATCGCTGGCGTTGACAAGAAAAACATTAAGAGTATAGCAAAGGCTTTATATGATTTACTTGTAGCTAACATTAAAGCTAGATACCAATTAAAGAAAGGTCAAAATATTGATGAGAAAGATAATCCATTAGAGTTAAAAGGAGATGCTGAGTATTCATTAAACGAGAAAGGTCAATTAGTAAGTAAGTTTGATAAGCCAAGAGCTAAAGACAGAGGTTACTCAAAAGACTTCTATAAAGCTATGAATCAATTTATAGATGAGTCAGCACACGTTAAGCATATCAGTAAGATTATGCCATTAGTTGAGTCTATAGAGTATCTTAATAAGTATGGTTACATGGAAGAGGGATATGTTCCTAAAAAGAATGTATCTAAGTGGATTAACGATTGGAAAGCTTTACAGATTTTCAAAGAACCTTATGTAAACGATCCTGTTATTGATGCGGCTATTAAATCTTTAAGAAAATTAGTAGCAAGTACAACAATGTGGTTTAATATTCCTGCTAATGCTATTAACGTATTTGTAGGTAACTACAATAATTGGAGAGCTGAGAACGCAGAAACATTAGCTAGAGGTAATGCTAGATTATTTGGAGGTAAAGGAAGTAGAAAAAAAGTAGGTATTGTTAATGATTATGCTTTGGCTATTATTAAAAAATACAACTTAGTAAACCAAGACTTTGACTCTCATCCTGTAATTAAAGCAGGTAGTGTATTTTCTAAGTTAGCTACATGGGGTACTCAAGTAGGTGAATATCAAATACAAGGTTCTTTAGGATTAGGATTACTTAGTCAAGAAGAGTTTGATAGTTTTGAGTTTACTAAAGATAAATACGGTAACGATGTATTAACTGTTAAAAAAGGAGTAGATGAAGATAAGATTAAATCTAAAATGACTCAAGTTAAGAATAGAGTTACTGATATACAAGGTAAGTATCCTGACGAAGACCGCCGTAATATTATGCGTGGAGAGTTCGGTAAAGCTTTATTCCAATTTAAAGTATGGATGCCAGATTGGTTTAAAGAAAGATTCTCAGCTAGATACTTTAATGCTTATGGCCAAGAGAAAGAAGGTTCTTATACTAAGATGTTAAGAGTAGGAGTTAAAGAAATGGCTGCCGATTTAAAGAAAGGTGATATTAAAAAAGCTTTAACTAATCCTGCTTTTGTTCAAAACTTAAAAGGAATGGCTACAATAGGAGCTTTATTAGCTCTTAAACATTCTGACGATGACGATGATGATAAGAAAAAAGGTGGGTTAAATTGGGATAGTGCATTAAGTCAAGTATTATTTATCTTTGATTTAGAGCAAGATAAGTACATGGTAAGTAACCCTGCTGCTATTTTAGGTAAGATTAAAGATATGTTAAATGCTTTTGAGGCACTTGTAGGATTTGAGGAAGATGCTTGGCAGAAAACTAAGAGAATTTTACCAGGAGGTAAAGCTGTAACATTTGTTGAAAATCAAATAAAATAATCTATATATTTACAGTATAAAAGTAATAAAATGGCAATAGAAAGAATAGATTTAACAGGTTGTATCGAAATAGAGAAAGGTTGCACGCAGCTTT